GGGAGCGCGGCCGAATTGTGTTCCCGGTGATCGACTCTATATCGTCTGCGAGAACAGATTGCGGGGCTATGCGCCGATCGTTCGGATGGAGTATGACGCAGGAGAGATCGTGTTTGTTCGCCGCGGCGGTGCCGTAGCCGTGACCATAGACGAACGGATTCGGGGTTTTCAAGGCTGGCGGTATCGGTGGTGGTTCCGCGAAAAGGAGCGGCCGTTCCCGGACTGGCGGGAATCGGCAGATCAGATTGTCAGGCAAGCGACCATGCTTGAGCGGATGAAGTGATGCGTAAGCCGAACCAAAGACAATTCACCTTTGCGTCGGAGTGCTCTTGCCTACGCTGCGAAGCGCCGTGCAAGGTCAACCCCATCCCCGGGTCCACAGCGAGGATGCTCAAGCGCGCCGACGAACCCAAGGGTTTGTGCATCAACTGTGCCATGCACGATACACTCCGGTATATCTATCCGATCAATCTCATATATGCCCGTTCCGGCCCGAAGGCATTGAGATCCCCGGATATACAGAGGGGGGTTTTTGAGATCGTTCAGTTGCATGGGACCGATGCAGTGTTCGAGGAGATCGACTGGAATGCTGTCATTGCCAACTGGGATCTGCCTTTCCCGACGCCCATCAAACGGACGGCGACCAATCCGGTGACAGAGGAAGAACTTGCCATGGCGCGGCTTGAGGGGCAGCAACGCCGAGAAGGCACATGGAAGGAGCCGCTAACCGAGGAAGAGTACGAGGCCCACCGGCAGGCCGCGATAGAGGAATTCCTCGTGGCGGCGAAGAAAGGGCGGGCGAAAGCGTGAATCCTGATATCCAGGCTGTTCTCGACGGCCACTCGCCGGGGTGTATCGTCTGTGCCCCATGCGAGGAAGTTCTGCCGACATTGCCGGACAAGTCGGTGGATTTGGTCTGCACGGACCCGCCGTATGTTGGGCTGAAGGGAAAAACGACCGGATTTATATCGGGTGGGGTTGCCAAGCGAAACAGAGCATACCAGAGTGTAGGTGATGAGTGGGGCGCCACGCTGGAATGGGTACCGGAAGGCTGGCGCATTTGCCGATGTGGCCTGATGTCGTTCTGTTCATATCACTTTGTCGCTGAGATTGCGGTCTTATTGCCAAAAGAGAGCCGTGTTGCCCTCTTTACGTGGGACAAGGTGACAAGCTCACTACCCATAAATAACGTGCCACAATTCACAACGGAATTCGTCTGGGCATGGCGGAAAGAACCGGGTCTACAATGGCGGCAACTGCGAACAATACTACGAGAGACGAATCTGACGGCTGGGTGTATATCGACCGGTGAGCGATTTCTGAATCCTGACAGCACGGCCCTACACAAGACACAGAAGCCTTTGGCGTTGATGCTCAAACTGCTCTCCGTTGGCGGGGATACCGTGCTGGACTGTTTCTGTGGTACCGGCACGACCTGCGTAGCCGCGAAGATGCTCGGGCGCCGCTATATTGGCATCGACATCAGTGAGGAGTACTGCCGCATCGCCCGCGAGCGTCTGGCGGCGGTGGATCTTGGCATAAGCATCAAAGATATGAACCGCGGGCAATTACCCCTGTTTGGAGAAGCACTATGAGAAAAATGGTCGAATGCCAGTGTCGGTACTGTGGACGCAAATTTCTTCGTAGAAACAGCAGGGTTCGTCTTGGGGAAACGGAATTCTTCTGCGGCCCCTCATGTAAGAGCCAATGGCTGAAACGTACCGAGCATAGCCTTGTTGGAAAACGGTTTAGCAGATTGACGGTTATGGCTCTGGCTGAGACGGGACGCGGGAAGTGCAAATGGAAATGTCAGTGTGATTGCGGAAAGGTATGCACGCCACAGGAAGGGAATCTGTTAAGCGGACATACCAAGAGTTGTGGCTGTGGACATCCATGTGGAAAGAATCACCCGAACTATCTGCACGGAGCCACACATACCAGGACTTATCACATCTGGAAACACGTCTGGTCGCGTTGCACGAAGAAGTACAACAAGAAGTACCAAGACTACGGTGGACGGGGGATCCACGTATGTGACAGATGGGCCTCCTTTGAGAACTTCTTGGCTGATATGGGCGAGGCCCCAGACGGAATGTCCATAGACCGTAAAGACAAGGATGGGCCGTACTCGCCAGAGAATTGCCAATGGGCAGATGCCTTCCAGCAGGCAAACAATTCTCGCAAGAATCTACGAGTGACTATCGGAAGAAGAACACAAACACTTGCCCAGTGGTGTCGAGAACTGAATCTGCCGTACAGAACTGTGTGGGCACGAATCAAGCGGGGTTGCCAGGCAAAGGAGGCTCTCAATCTACCCGTTCGAGAGGCTCGAATGGGCCAGCAGTCCCTGTTTCCCGTGGAGGGTCCGCCATGATAGACACCGGCCACAAATGGTTCGGGCAGAAGATTTTGCTGGAGTCCACCGGGGACCAGGAGACAGACGAAGCCCTGGTGTCCCTGTTCACGGACGAATGGGATGGGTCCGGCCCCCTGGAAATCAGCCGGCCGGATTCCCAGATAGCGTTGGCGTGGAGAAACCGTGGCGAGAACTCGCCGGAAGACGTACCCGTGGAAAAGCAGCGTGCCGGCCAAATGTCGCTATTCCAAGAGAAAGTGAGTTGACCATGACAGATGGATGGTATGGTGTTGATTTGGACGGGACGCTGGCTGTCTACGATCATTGGCGAGGCGAGGACCATATCGGAGAACCGATTCCGGCAATGGTAGAGCGCGTGAAACGCTGGCTGGCCGAGGGTCGCGACGTGCGAATCTTCACGGCCAGGATGGACGGAGGGACGGCAGCGCTCGCATTGGGAGACCCGCACGGCGAGTTGTTTCGGAACAAGGAGAGGATCAAGGGCTTCATTGACGCATGGTGCATCAAGCATCTTGGCCGAACACTTCCGGTCACGAACGCCAAGGACTATGGGATGATCGAACTTTGGGACGATCGCTGTGTTCAGGTTGAGACCAACACGGGTCGTCGCATGGATGGCAAGGAATGAGGGAGGAAGCCCGAATGACCACCGAAGAGGCTCCCAGCGTTGCCGCCATTGCCGATCTCCAGCAGCGGATGAGCGGCCTGGAGCAAGCTGTTGAACAGGTGCACGACAGCGTCACGGAGTTGCTGGAAATGGTCAAGAGCGTGGTGGCAGATCGCGGCCACTTGGCGGTTCCGGAACGACCCAAGGAGGTCAAAGGTGGGTGCTGCAATAGTAGCCAACTGCCGACGCTGCCATAGGCCATTCGGCGACAAGGTGCAGCGTAGTCGCAACTCCGCCAATCTGTGCGGTCCGTGTGACACCCTTACCCGGCGGGAGCGGGCGCGCGTATGGCACCAGAAACAGCGGCAATTGAGAGGGACAGGAAAAAAGGAGGCTGTACAACTGGTCCCCGTAGGTACATGGTGCCTGTGCCTGCCGTCTCGCACTTGTGTTCGCCGTGAACCGCAGTGTTTCGACTTCAGTTATCTGGAGGGCTTGATCTCGCGGGTGGACGATCCCGAATCATGCTGTCTGCTGTCGGCCAAGGATTCCGAGCAAATCCGCCTCGCGCTCGGCTATATCCGCGAGCGAGAGGAGGATCTCCAAGAGGCCCAACGGGTCATTGAGCAGGTACACCATGACTGATTTTGCGCTTGACAAACTGGTATTTGGAAGTAAGGTACGGGCTGATATGTTGACGCCCGAAAATTCACGTTTTGTTAAGGAGCATCGTATGAAGCAGTATCTGATGTGTCTCATGTTGTGTGCTTTCCTGTGTGCCCCCCTCAGTGCCGCAGCGGTCCCGGCCGACCTCGGCCAGCCCGATTCCCAATGGTTTGCCACGCCACTGGCCGGCGTTGATACGGGTGTGGCCCGCGTCGGCTGGCGCAATGGGGCGGTGTCCATCTTCGGCCAGGGCGTCTGGCTCAAGGATGTCGATGGCGAGAACGTGGAGGCTTGGGGTACCCATGCGGGCGCGACCTACGATGTCGTCAAAGAAAACCCCGTGACGATCGCCACCTGGACCATTCCCGTAACCCTCTATTTGGGCGCCATTGCGGGTGCGGTCAAGCCCGAAAATAGCGGCTGGCAAACGAGCCCTGGAATCCTGCTCGGTTCCACGTTTGGCAGTGATAGAATCCGCGTGGCTGTTGAGGGCTGGTATTTACCCGGCGACTCCGTGGCTAGCGCCTTCGCCAACATCACCAGCAAGGGGCGACTGCTCGTCGGCGCAGAATTCCGTTGGTGAAAATCCCATGAAACGGAAACTGCCCGAATGTATTCCGGATGGCAAGGCCCCCTGCCCAACGTGTGCGGTCAATGCCAAATGCCGTTGGGGCCAACTCATGCATTTGAGTGACGCGGAGTTGAAACGTAAACTCCAGCGCTGGCGCGGGGCAGGAAATTCAGGCTGACGTTCTGATTCTGAGAGGTGCTTATGACATGGTGGACTGCTCTAAAGGCTGGCATCACGATTGTGCAGGAGGTCTATAAGTTCCTGCGCGAAGTGGAGAAACAGGGACTGGCCCGGCTGGGACCCGAAGCATCACAACGGGACCGGCGACGGTTGCAACGTCTCGCCGTTTGGTTCCACGAGGGCGAGAACATCGGACTCCGCAGACTGACCAAACTGGACGATGGGGTCGATAAGTACCTTCGGGACCTGCTCCAGTCGGACCTGCTGGAAGTCTATCTGAGTGAGACTACCAGCACGTTGGATCGGGAGACGGCCCGAAAGGCAATCATGGCCGGGGCAGATGGGAAGGAGGAGCCGCGGGTGTACCCGGTTCATTGATCCTGGGGTCACGCCGGGCCCCTCCCTGACGCAGATAAAGTGTGGGTTCGGGTTTGTTGCCTCCAAGCAAAGACAAGCCCGACTCTGGTACAACTGGGCCGTTCTCCTAAGAGGGCGGCCCTTCTTGTTCCGCGGCGAGACTCATTCCTTCCCGGCCAGCCGCACCTGTCCTTCCGGCTCCCGGCCTGCGGCGGGGTCGGCCTGGGCGAGAACAGTATGAGCCTTTGCGGTATCCGCTCGCTCTCTGTCTGTGACCGGCTCGGGTAGGATGGACAATGCCCAGCGCAGGGCGTCCACCAGTTTGTCGTGGCACTTAGTGGCCTGGAGCAGGAATTCGGCGTTCCGCTGGGCCTCGTCATAGTCTGGCGTCTCAGTGTCGAAGCAACCCACGCGGGCAATGCCGTGTCCATAGAGTTCCGTTGTGTCCTCGGTGGCGATCCAGAGTTCGTCCAGCTCGCCGAATAGCTTCCATTTCGTTTCCATGTTCTTCTCCTCAAAAGGCCCGCCCGGACCCATGCGGCATCCGCGTAGGCGGACGAAAAAGGTTCAACTCTTGACGCTCAGAAACGCATCACGGTCATAGAAAGCCGCCTTATAGAAGATGCTGGCGCGAACCGTACCCTCCTTGTCAACGAGTTCGCTCCACATGGAATGATCTGTCGGCCGCACCTGCCAGCCCTCCGGCAACGTAACCGCGCAGAATAGTGGGTCGTCTTTGCTTGGTTCCCCGAAGACAATACCCGCGGTCTCAAGCAACTTCTTTCCCTCGGGTGGCTGTATCTTCATCGGCAATTGGGTGCTGGTGCATAACTCGTGCTGTCCGCGAGCTTCTTGCGCCTCAATAGCGTTTGGATTGCGTCCCATGAGCCATTCCGGGTGCACTTGCTCCTTCTGTGTGTTCGTGATCGGCTTACTGATTCCCATTGTCGATTCTCCTTTTTTCGTCTTTTCGTTTCGGTTCGCACGCTCAATACCGCCGGGCTCTCAGGGAGGGCCGGGCAGTGCGGGGCCTATGGTTGATGGCTGGCCAAACGATACACACGTACTCGGCACACGCCAAATTCAGTCCTTCCGCCGTCCGCTGTGCCACGCCAGTACGATTCGATCTTGCCTGTCTTTGCAAGCTGTCGTAATGCTCGCAATCTGCGACGACGGATATGATCTACGGTCTTTTGGGCTACGATCTGGATAGGGAAAGGTGCGACTGAGCGCAGCAAGGCGTCGTAAACCTCCACCGCGTTCCTATCCGCAAGAAATCGCGCGAAGCGCTGATCTGCCGGCCAATCCCAGGATGTTTGGTGTTCGCCATTGCCGAGGTCGGAAAGGATGAAATCAGTATCCGTCATGTTCACACTCCGCGCACCCACGCCCACGCGGCGCAGGGCATAGGGGTCATTTGCCGGCGACCTGGGCGAGCGGTTCATATCCCCAATTCCTGCCGGATGGCACGCTCGGCCTCCCCATCGAATGGATGCCCCCTATTCGGGCCGGCAAACCAACGCTTGTAGCCTTCGCCGGGCAGAATGGCCTCGACAAAGGTAAATCCGTGCTTACCAGCCACCCGCGCGTACCTTTTGGCGTCTTTGCGGCTCAACTTCTCGCGTGATACTCCGAACATGTACTCGTTCATTATCGTCACTCCTTCAAAGGTTTCGACGTTCTCCGCGCCCGGGCCGTCCCGCAGGAACGACGGCATGGGGCGGGGATCGTCACAGGCTCTGTCGGTGATTTTTCTGGTACTCGGCCAACCCCAGGATTGCGGCCTCTACCATCTCGTCGCTGCACGGCTCCCCTGAGGCGCACCACGCATGCGCCTGGTCACGGACATCTTGGTTGGTCATGTGCAGGATGTCCACGCCGGCACAATCCCCACAGATGCGGTCAAACGCATCCATATTGCTATTATACTCTACCATTGCTCATACCTCCATTCGTGTTTCGGTTTCGATCACAACTGCCAGCGTCCGGGTGGGGATCAATAATGGCCGAATATCTTCATACGTCTGCGGCAGCGATCGGCCTCACGCACGGCTGCCGCATGAGACAAGCGGCGCGTCTGTTTCGGTTTGTGCCCGGTCAGCATGCCGTTCGCCCAGCGATTCAGGCCCGCGTTCATGTCAGTCAACTTCTGTTTGTCGTGCTCGTTCACGGCTCCGACCTCCAAAGCGGTTTCGGTTCGAGACGGTCACTACCATGCCCCAGGGCTGCTGGGGCAAGGTGGAGATCGTCAGGCAGTTTGCGGCATTTGATCTACTGTGACGTGCTTATGCCCATTGTTTACGCAGTAGCCGTCCCAGTGAGCGTGTACTCGATCATTGTAGCATGGCTCATAGATTGCGTGTTCCCCGTAGGTCCCTCCGGTCATCGTCCATTGTGTGCGGACGGGATGAAACCACAATCGCAGGTTGCCGCAACGAGCCATGATTCGTTTTTGTGCCGTTCCCATTTGCTCTGACCTCCAGTCTGTTTCGTTTCGATCAAGCCCGCCGCCGGTGCCTAAGCCGGTGAGCGTTCGGCGGGGGTGCGAGCATAAGACTACAGGTACTTCTCGACAAACTTGCCCACGGACGCCACGATACGGTCCAGGGAGTCCAACTTGCCGTGTGTCGTGGTCTCATCGGCACACGAAACCTGCACGTCTCCGGTTTCGGTTTTCGTCACAATGACAGCCGGTTGCGGCAACACGGCCGCGCTGAATTCGGACGGCTCGGCGAACGGCAGGGCATCCATGAGCATTTTGTTTGCCCGATCTTTGGTCATATCAAAGCCATCATCAATCCAAACCTGATCGACCGTGAATTGCACAAGAAACTTTGCCATGATCTTACTCCTTATGCTTTCAAAATAGCGGGCCGCGTTACTCACTGGGGTCTTGCCAGACGTGGAGTTTTCGCGCGGCCCATCTGTTTCGGTCTATTCTGGCAAGACCCACGTTTCACAAAGCCCCCGCTCGCCATTGAAGGCAGCCGCCCACGATGCACGGCTGGGGGTGGATCTGTCAATGCTGCACGACTACGAATTGTGTACAGCTACACATGCCGCTTACCACGTCACCCATTGCCGCCAGTTCCTTTCGTATCCGTTCACGGTAGGCCGCAAAGCTGGCACTGTCTGCCGCTGCGATTGCTGCGCGAGCCATCGTCAATAACTCGCGGGGACGATACTGGCCACCCTTGGGCCTGCGCGGGCAATCTGCGGCTGTCTCTGCCGCTTGTGCCAGTTTACTTAAGCCGTGGCTGCTCCATGCCGTAGGCAGCATGTGATTGTCAAGGCCCTCGGCGTGTGTGCGGACCTCTCGCACCCAGGCCGGCAGGGTGCCAATCTCCGGCCGATGCTCCCCCATGTATCGCAGGGCTATCACTTTGCCGTCTCGCACGGCCGCCCAGGCTTTGCCCGCGCCGTGATAATCACGGGCGAGAATGCCGGGGGGAATGTCGTAGGTGGCAATCAGAGTCATTGTTAGCTCCTTACTATGCTGTTGTGATGTTCTGTTCTTTACCCTATTCATACTCTACGAGCATCTGTCGGCCGTGTCAAGAGATTCCATTAAGAAATGTAGCACTCATACTGTCCTGATTGCTATAAGTGGCCGTACATACAGGGGTTGTGTGAATATAAATTATTACAAGATTATTCTTGCGTTAGCACCGTGACGTACTATACTGATCCGAAATAGGAGATCGAATATGGGATACTGCTATCTATGCCGGGCCAGCCGCACGGACTACATCCGCAAGCATAGGCTCTGCCGCAAACACTATAATCAACGCCGGGCGCAGGGCAAGCTCAATATCCGGCCGTACAAGGCCCGCAAACCCAAGAAGTCAGAGACGGGAGAGAAGGAGGGAATGACTCAGTGAACAGATTCGTTTATATCCTCCATGCAGAAGGAACGGATTTCTACAAGATCGGCACGAGTTTTAAGCCGGAATCAAGGATCTCTGGCGTACAAAACGGCTGCCCTTTCCGTGTTCGTCTGGCGCAGAAGTTTGAGTGTGGTGATCCCGAATTGATCGAACGGAGCATTCATCACTTCCTGAAAGACCAGCGTCAGCGGGGAGAGTGGTTTGCCCTGACGCCCAACGAAGTCATCGCTATTAGTAGAGACATCCCTGTGCTCGCGGCGGGAGGGACTACACAGATCCCCATTTACGAGAGGCGCGAACCTTCTATCTCCCGCAGGTATCGACGGAAGACAAAAAACCCGTGCAAGGTCTGCGGCATACGAAAGGTCCAGGTGAAGAAGCACAAGGTCTGCCGCCGCTGCTATCAGTGGCTCAGGGACCACAATAAGATCACCTGCCGGCCCTATGTGACGCGGCCCAAGCCGCCGCAGGAGGGCTAACCCGTGCCTCTGAGGGGATATCAGCAGATCGCCACCGATGCGGGCATGGAGGCCCTGCAAGGGAAGAAAAACGGCATTCTGGTCCTGCCAACCGGCTCGGGCAAAAGCCATGTCATTGCCGATATGGCCCAACGGATCGACGGCCGCATGATCGTACTCCAGCCAAGCAAGGAGATATTGGAACAGAACTACGCCAAGCTGCGGGCCGCAGGCGAAATGGGTATCGGTATCTATTCGGCGTCCTGCAATCGCAAGTACACCGGCCGCATTACCTTCGCCACCATCGGGTCAGTGATTCACCGGAAAGACCTGTTCGCAGATTGCGCCTGCATCGTAGTGGACGAATGCCACCTTGTTAATTCCAAGGGCGGCAGGTACGAGGACTTTATCACAAGCCTGGGCGTGCCCACCATCGGTCTGACGGCCACGCCGTACCGGCTCAGGCACTACAACCACCACGCCACGGGCGAGCACGTCGCCGAGTCGAGGATTCTCACACGGACCCGGCCCCGGATCTTCAATCGGATCGCCCATATCACTCAAGTCAAGGAGCTACTGGACGCGGGCTACCTGTCACCGTGCCGGTATCAGCAGGACCAGGACTACCACGAGCCGGCCGTTCAGACGAATTCAACGGGCCAAGGTTACGACGACCAGGCCCTTGCCGAGTACAACAAGCGGCTGCGCCTTACCGAGAAGATCGCCGAGGAGGTACGGCAATCGACGGCCCGGCACGTTCTGGTATTCTGCCAGTTCCGGGCCGAGTCCGAGCGCGTCCTGTCGGCCCTCCATGCGGCTAATATCGACGCGGCAATCGTGGATGGGGAGACGCCCAAGGCCCAGCGCGAGTCCGTGCTGTCCGGTTTCAAGCTCGGACGGCTCAAGACGGTGGTCAACGTGGGCGTGCTCACTGTGGGCTTCGACTTCCCGGCCCTCGACTGTATCGTCCTGGGCAGGCCCACGAAATCAGTAGCCCTCTACTACCAAATGATCGGCCGCGGCGTGCGGCCGGCGCCGGGCAAGGAGCATTGCCGGGTCGTTGACCTGTGCGACAACACACGCCGTTTCGGACGGATCGAGACCTTCCATCTGTACGACCAGACGCCCGGACGTGGGCTCTGGCGGCTACGGTCCGGCGCCGGGCCGTTGACCGGGGTGGATATCGACACGAAAACCAACGTCGAGTCGGTCCCGCTCCAGCCCAAAATTGACGAGGTGGCCGATATCGAGATCACGTTCGGCAAGCATGAAGGGCAGACGTGCAAGGATGTGCCGCTGGGCTATCTCAAATGGGCCTGCGAGAAATTCGACACCGGCAAGTGGCGCAGCATCTTTCAGGCGGAAATCGAACGCAGGAGGGCCGTGGGGGTATTAACGGAATGATTCCAACTGAGGCATTGCGGCAGGCTCTCGAACAGGCTATTAAAGCCGTCCAGACCCTCGATCGCGACAACGACTATATCGGGAATCGGCAAGTCTTCCTGTTGTGCCAGTACCTCCGGGGGGTAGTCAGTCCTACCAACTACGACAGTACGGCCCTGGAGTCCTACCTGACGGCCTTCTATGATGCGTCCAAAGACCTCCTGGTCGATGAGTACGGCGAGCCGATGGACTACGACACCGCCCGGGCCCAGTTCGTCTACATCTGGGACGGCAATAAAGTCAAATGGGCCAAGGGTGAGAAATTACAGAAGGCCGTTGAACTTGCCAAATCGCGGTCCACAAACCGCCCCGAACTCAAGCGCTACACCAATCCTGCCATTCTCCTGCTCGGCCATACTTGCTACTCACTCGCCAAGCTCAATAACGACCACGGCACCTTCTATCTCACACAGACCGCCGCCGGGCAGATCATGGGCAAATCCCAGCCCACCGGCAGGTACACAATGGCAATGTTCTGCCGCGATGGCGTCCTCAGCCAGGAATATCAAGGTCATACCGGCCGAGCAGGGGAGTATACCTATCTTCCCCTAAACCACAAAAGTTAAGCGATTTATGAAAAAGTGGTCAATTTCCTACTACTTCCCTTACCTTATAACAAGAGCACCAAGACCTACAGACGCACAAGACCTACAGACGTACAAGACTTCCAAGAAGTACAAGAATCTCAAGAGTGATTTTCTGCTTATAACAAGAGCACCAAGACGCCCAAGACGCCCAAGACGCCCAAGAGTACCCCTGCTTCCCCGGTAGCCTCTTCTCCATAGGTAAAAACACCGTTCCGCGCCCAGCCCTCTGAACTTTTGTGCAATCGTGAGAATTTGCGCAGTTTACGCTTGACAAATACTTCCAAACGCCAGTATAGTCCCACTTATGGCCAATCCAGACAATCCTCAAACAGCCAAACGGCTCGCAGAAGGGAAGAGCCTCGGAGGAAGACCAACAGAATACAGACCGGAATACTGCGAGTCCATCATCAAGTTTATGACCTACGAGAACTATGCCGAGGAAATCAAGGTCGAACACGTCAATAGCAAAGGTGATAAGTGGGTCGAGGTCAAGCGCATCCCGGCAGAGTTGAAATTTATCGAAGACTGGCTTTGGGAGAACGGAATATCTGCTCAGGCGGCAAGTGAATGGAAGCAACGTTATCCCGAGTTTGGCGAATCGTATGCGCGTGCGCGACAATTACAGACTGCCCATTTGCTGAAATGTGGCTTTGCTGGCCTATCAGATCCGACCATGACAAAGTTCGCCGCGGTCAATCTGACTGACCTTAGAGACAAGACTGACCTGGGCATTACTGTCTCGGCAGATCTCACCGCCGACGAGTGCGCCCAGCTTCGTGCGCAGGCCAGACAGGTAGTATCCACGGTGGTCAGGCCGGCCCTGCCCCCTGGTGAGCCGTCTCAGGTGCCGGATGTGGCCTCGGATGTGGCAAAACAGTCAGAATCGGTCCCGCAGGAGGGCAGATCGTGACCTTGTAGGCACTATTGATCGTCGGATTCTGCTTTCCACCCCTGTTTTTCGGTCAGAATCGCGTATCTTCCACCATTTTCCCGCTTGTAAGTGGTGATTTTGTAAGCAGTTAGGGCAAAAACAAAGCCCGGTCATTGCGGCCGGGCTGGAGTTCATTGATAACTCAAGAATCGTGTGTCAGAGTAGCCGATTGAGGATTCGTTCAACACTAGTAGCCGTCCACGGCTTGCCGGAGCGGGATTGCCTGCCCTCCCGATTGAGTACCGTAGCGATTCGATGGTAGCCCATGCGTTTCTCGCCCTTGGGCTTGCGGTGCAGTTCGCGCATCCGCACGATGGTTTCCTGTTCACCTGGTCGCGCGCCAAACGGCTTGCGGCCCTCACAGCGGCCTTCCTGCTTACGCTTGCGGTCGCGTGCGGCGCGGAGCTTGAGTACAGTCACAGAGCGATCAAAGTGGGCAATGGCTGCCAGTACCTGTCGAATGAGTACGGCCGTAGGCTCATCATCGCCAGTGGTGAGATCGGAGCCTGCGTCTACCTCAAGTACTGTGCCACCCGCCGTGCGAAATCGGTCGAGGATGATCTCGCTAACCATTGCGTTGCGAGCGACACGGTCCGCACGTTCGACCAGGACGAGTTTGATGTTGCCCGATTCTACAGCATCGAGTAGGGCTGCCAGTCCCTTGCGGCCTGCCAGTTCAGTCGTCCCACTCACGCCTTCGTCGCGGTACTCAGCGGCGATCTCGATGCCGTGGGCCTTGGCGTAGCGTTGGATGGACTCTCGCTGGCGGGGGAATCCATCCCCTTCAATTTGTCCCAGTCCCGAGACTCTGAGGTATGAGTACGCTTGTGTTTTTGCCATAAGTGCCACTCTTTCACTGAGTTTACGTGATTGACTTACTCTTATTCTCCAGTAATAGTCAGGTTTGTCAAGCCCAATTCTGGGCGGGAATGCAGTTTTTCTGTGCAGGGTGCAGCCCCACCGCAAACCCGCAGGCTTGGCAGGCTTACTGGTAAGTACCAGTCGGGATGTCCCGGTAAGCCCGGATCGGCCATCCTGCGCGGTTTAGAGTGCGTTCCCGGGCATGTGGCGCGACGTGGTAGGTTGTGCAGGCGTACCACAAGGCGTTGTCGTGCTGGGCCGGGATTGGCCACCCGGTGCACTCCGCAGCAATGCGGGAAGGAACCACGGCGGCGGGTCGCAGGCTGGACCTTGCCTGTTTTTGCCCCCTAACGCGATTCTTGGAGTTCTGTTTAGGGTATAGTCACGGATGGCTCCAATAACTGACATAGTGCTGACCGACGCGCAGATACGCTACGCGGGGCGGAAGCTGCTGGAGTACCGGCCCCTGCCGGCGGCGGCGCAGTTCCATGCCTCGCTGGCCAAGAACCGGTGGTTTATCGGCGGCAATAGGTGCCTGGGCGGCGAGCAGGAAATCTATGATCCTGTAGCCGGCAAGTATCGGCGGGTGGACAGTATCAAAGGGCCGTGGCACGTCCTGGCGTGGGACGGGACGAAGTTGGTCACGTCTGAGGCGTCCGAGCCGTTCACGAAGCCTGCGCAGTGGATTCTTGATGTGGGTCTGTCAAGTGGAGAGCACATCGCTTGTTCTGGTACTCATCAAGTGTTAACCCTCGACGGCTATCAGCCACTTGGCGTAATGCGGTCAGGATGCGAGCTTTTCCGTCCGGTGTCCACTTTGGGCAGTGGCCAGAAAGTTCCTCATGTAGATGCTCACCGTTTGTTTGGTACACCGTCAGATTGTCCGGACGGTTACATTGCCGGCCCTTCCTCCCATGATGAACCACTTCGCCAGGCAATAGAGGGCGACCGAGCATCTTTTCTGCCACGAGGATATGCTCGCACACGTACACGTTTCGTGGCTTACGCGCTCTCGGATGACCAGGGCGGTACACCAAAACATAGCCGTGTTTGTCGATTATCCGGCCTCCCTTCCAGTCAGGATGCCCCGTCCCACTTCGAGGGCCAGTTCTCTGGCACTGGATGCCGTGCTTCTTGCACACCTTCTGGATCAACTTTGCTGACACGCCCAACTGTTGACCGATCCAAGCTTGGGTCCCGCCCTCGTCAATCCACACCCGGATCTGTTCGACAGGGTAGTCCCAACATTTCAGCTTCTGCCCACGGTTACGAATCGGCAATCGACGTTCCATGTTCATGTTCCCCTATTCCCATATGTGGCACTATAGCGATAACCAGTCTGGAAGTCAAGAGAAAAGATGTTGTTTGGGATTTTGAAGTACCTGAATACCACAACTACCTTGCCGCCGGCGTCATTTCGCACAATTCAGGCAAGTCAGAGGCCAATATCGGTTGGGATTTATGCCGCTTCGCCCTCAACATTCATCCTGTCCGAGTGGCCCCGCCCAAGGCGATCATCTGGGCGGCCACCGACTCCTGGCCAATGGTCGGTAAGCTCTTGTGGGAAGAGAAGATACAGGCTTACATTCCCCCGGGCCGGATCAAGAAGATCATCTGGCACAACCAGGGGGCGGGCATACCCAACGAGGTCCGGCTGTCCAACGGGACCAAAATCGAGTTCAAGGCATATGAGCAGGGGAGAGACGCCTTCCAGGGCCGGGCAATTGACGCCTTCTACGGTGACGAGCAGTGCCCGTATGATTCGGAGGGCATCTGGCAGGAGATCCAGGCCCGGCTAATGGACCGCAACGGGTTCACGGCCCAATCCATGACTCCGATCCGGTTTCAGCCGTGGTTGGAGCAGCGGATTCGCAGCTTGCCGCCGACCGATGCGGTGTTCTACGCCGACTTGGAGGACAACCGCAAGAGCCGCGGCGGGCACGTGGACGACGCCGAGATCGACATGCTGATCGCGCAATGGCCGCCGGAGATCCAGGCAACGCGGGTCAAGGGCCGGTTTGCGGCGTTTCTGGGCGCCGTCTTCAAGACCTTCAGTCGTGAGGTTCATGTCTGTGCCCCGTTCAAGGTGCCCCCGGACTGGCCGAAGTGGCGCAGCATTGACTTCGGGTTCGCCAATCCGTTTGTCTGCCTCTGGTTGACCAGGGACCCCGACAAACACTGGTACGTCTATGCCGAGCACTATCAGGCCCAGGAATCGATTGCCTTCCATGCCGAGCGGATCAAGGGTCTGAGTGGCAAGGAGCGGTATCGGTGTACCTGGGCCGACCATGATGCCCAGGACCGCTACGAGCTGGAGAAGCAGGGTATCAAGACCGTGGCGGCGAAGAAGGATGTCCATGCGGGGATAGAGACCATCCAGGCTTGCCTGAAGATTCAGCCTGACTGCCGGCCGAGGTTGCAGGTGTTCAATACTTGTCCGCACACGATTGAGGAAATTCAGGGTTATCGGTGGGCCGAGGGTGGCGAGAATAAGGACGCCAAGGACGAGCCCTTGAAGGTCCGGGACCACGCCGTGGATTGCGTACGCTACGGACTACTGGGTGCTGAGGGCGGCTACTACTTCACGGAAAGCGAGTTGAGTTGATGGCGGATTTGACGGTTGAAACAGCGGAACTCGGTCACGTGTTCACGGCCCTGGAGCTGCAGGAGCAGTGCCGGGCGATCGTTGGGGGTGTGGCCTGGCCGGGCAAGTGCGAGGGTTTCGCCTTGATCTTGTCGGTCACGGGCGAGCGTAAGGGTCCCTATGGGGTATACCTGCTGGCCGAAGTGGAGTCGCCGGACCTGGCGGAGCTGATCCGGCAGTGTGACGTGCTGGACGGCCGGTATGTGCCGCACTGGTGGGTGGGCGACGGCCAGAAGCCCGTGGCGGCCAAGATCATGGGTGAGGTGGTCCGGGCGAAGGTGCCGGTTGGTGTCGATAGTGAGTTGGTGCGTGGCTTTCGGAGTCTGCGGCGGAACTTCCTGCTGGATGACGACGGCTTGTACGAGTACGCGATACCTATGCTCAAGTCGCTGCTGCTGCCGGAGGGCCGTCAATTATGGCTCAAGGGGAGCCGGGTCTGCGACTACATGAGTCAGATCAAGGCGGAGGAGTTGCCGTTTTTGCGGCGGGGCGATTATCCGGCGATTGAGGCGTTGATCTACGCGGTGCGGGAGGCCCTGGACTGGATTGCCATAGACCGGCGTCCGTCGCAGCGTGTCAATGCGTTGCAGGAGCGTATCCGTCACGATCCGATGGCGTTCTAATTTGTCAGGATTTTTCTTGCTCCTACTTCCAAGTACCAGTATGGTGATGACACAGTTATGCGAAGGATCGCGCCCGTCAATGCCAAAATGGACACATTTCGGTTTCCTTCCCAACACTCATCCCTTTCTTTGCCCGTTAATTTGGTGTATTCCACCTCAGGCCGGGTCATTAAGTGGCTTTCCCCCCGTGAGTTGCGGCAGATGGGGGCGGGCTTGGTGCCGGGTGTTACTCGGCTGGACGTGACGGCGGCTGTGGAGGGTCAGGCGGAGGCCCGGATGCGCGGGTATGCCAAGCGTGTGATGTGGTGGGAAGCGGAAGATGGGAAAGGGAAATAGGAGATTCGCATGAGTGTACGAGTGGAGAAACAGCAGGACGATGCGGGGATTCCTGCCACAGAATTGCCTGAGGGTGGTTGGGGCTTTTATGATGTTGGTGGTGGGGCACCGATGATCGTCCGCAAGTTGTCAAATGGCATCGCCTCAATCAACACAGTTGGCTGTTGGCCTCTTGAGGGCCGTTTCGTGCGCCCCATCCCTCTCGGCACCCACTTGGTCGTCACCGAACGGGGTGTGGCCCTCGAAGAACACGAAATGGACGGCACGATTCCTGCGTCCGAGATGCGCGAAGGGCAGATTGCGGAGGTAGTAAGGTCTCCCATTGAATTACAGGTCGGGTGTGTCATGTGTCGAGTTGATAGCAACACCTTCCTGGCGTTGTGCAATCGCTGTACATGGCATCTGGCTGATGTAGGAGAAGATCGTGTCCGTCCCCTCCCGAACGGGACTAGACTGGTCGTGGAGGGGAATGAATGAAACTCCTGCCGAGGTGGAAGCGGTGGTTGTGGGGGATAGTGGTAGGGATTTCTCGGCCAGGAGAGCCTTCCTATTGTGAGATTGTTCTGAAAGATGGAACTGAGGAACATCTGTTGTTCAATCACATGCAGGTCAACCGTTCTTATCCGCACAGATTTGGCTTATGGGATGAGGTCCTTGAGGTGGGCGTTAACGAAGAATCAGGTCTGGTTGTTCGTTGGGACGATGTGAAGTTGATTCGTTTCCGCAGGGAGGCGAAGTCCTGATGCCCAAGCCCTTGCACGTCCGTTCCCGCACCTATCTGGTCCGCCCGCGTGGCCCCCTGTGGCTGACCTTCTGGCGGCATCAGTTCAACGGCTACGGTGAGGAACTGGTACTGGGTCCGGGTCCGATGGAGCGGGCCATGCGGTTCATTGCCGAGAGTGGTAAGTGCGAGGGCACAGTGCGGGTCCACTGGCGGCAGAATGGAGATTTGCAGGTGGTCGCAACGGCGGCGGCGTTCGTGCACATGAGCACGGCGCGGGAATTGTGCGGAGCGTGAAAAATGAATCTTGGTGAACTCTATATCGGCAAACAAGGTCAGATCGTCCGTGTCGTGCTTCGTTGTGACCACCCGACGGCGATGGTGGAGGATGTAGTCACCGGAGAGAAGACCGGCGGTGCGCTCGGCTGTCGCAATCTGAGTGAATTCAGGAGGGTCGCAGAGATTTCACCGGACGAGTGTCTTGATGCCCTCCTATCCATAGCGCATCAGTGCGAGGACCTGCGACGGAAGTTGATGGAACGGACAGAAGAACTCGCCGATACCAAGATGAGGTTGGTTGACATCAAACTGAAGGCACTGGACGCGCGGGAGTCCGAGCCTGTGCGCAAGATGGATGTGCCGAGCGAGAAGGTCTAATTTGAGGTGTAATGATGGCAGAAGCGAAGGAAGGACAACCGGGAGCGCAAGAGACTGACGTTCAGTTACAGCAGAGACTGGAATCTGAGCGGCGGAAAGCGCAGATAGCGTGGGCGATGATGCAGGCGGAGGAGCACAAGCCAGATCCGCCTGAGCCGGAGGTGGAAGTAGGGTCTGATAAGGGTTCTAATCCTCCTTTCTGGTTCACCTCTTTTCTGGCATGTGTGGTTCTTACGGTTGGGTTCGTGCTCGGCTGGGTGGCATTTGGTCTTGAGGGGGGCCGGTTGACGACTCCCATTTACGAGAAGTCGTTCGCTTTTGAGCGTTTGGGGCCATTGAACAGGGAGATTTGGGCTCTGCGGGGGAAGTTGCAGGATGCGGAGACCGTTCAGGGTGAGTGGCAGCGTCGGGCGCGGCAGTTGGTGGGGCAATGGCCCACGGAAGTGGAACTTTCCGCAGATGTGTCTGGTGCGATCAAGATCACGGGTGCCGACAACGTGACGATTCGGGATTCGACGTTCACGGTGACGGAGGCGACGCCATTCGTGGAGGTCAAGTGACGGCACGGTCTTCCGTGTCTGAAGGGGCGAAGTGGGTGACGGAGGCAGACTATCGCTGGAAGTGCCGGTGCGGTCGGCCGGGGTTCGTGATCGCCTTTGAAGGAGATTATCCGTGCATGGAGTGCTGGATGGAACGTAGAAAGCAGGGGAAGTGATGAAGTTGGCGACAGTCGGAGTTTATGACCTTGGCTCAGAATCTGTTGTCCTCATGCTGCGGAGTGGGACCGGCGCGGACTTCAGTACCCGCTCCGGTACTCCGAAGGACAAGGCTTGTATCTGGGTCGGTGCGGATCAAGAGCAATGGGGGGCCGTGGTTTCCTCCCTGCTTCACGAGGCCAAGGAGTTCACGGAGATGCGTATGGGTTGCCGGTGGACCCCGGACATCGACTACGCCAGGGACGCGGCCGGTTATATGTTCCTTGAGACGCACGCCCAGCACTCCGAAGTCTGTGCCCGGGTCGGGTACTTTCTGAGCAACTGCCTGCCGAGTCTGGCCTCTGTTTGGAACAAATGGAAGAAACGCTGCAAGGCGGATGAAAAGAAGAAAGGACAATAATGAGAACTATCCAGCAGCCGAATCTACATGAGTACAACCGCAACGGAGGCAAAAAGTGGACGCCACAAAATGTACGCGACTTGCGTTCCCTACTCATGCAGGGTTTTGGTGTGATCCCGATTAGCCTGAAATTGGGAAGGACGGAATCCGCTGTAGGGGCCAAGATCGTCGGTATGCCAGACCTGTCGCGGGCGTGGAACAAGTGGCACCAGAAGAAGCCCAAGGCGGGCGGAAAGAAGGGGAAGTGATGGCAAGTGCCTTTGAATTTGATGAAGTGATTCCTGAACCCTTGCTGACGGAAGAGGGTTTTGTCAATCAAGCCTGCCTGAACGCTCTTGACGCAGCGATCGAGAAGATGCCGCCGACCTACGAGCGATTGGCTGGGGATGCGGAATGGGCGAAACCACGAGGAGTGTTCCGTGGCTGGATCACCGGGGCCTTGGCGAAGTGGGCTATCCGCCAGTCACCCTATCACATGCCGGAGCATCTGATGGAGGTAGTCGGCTATCTGGACGCCTGCCTGCGACGAGGTGTGACTTGGAACTCTGACGACTGGGCCGAATTGAGTTTGTGCCAAGTCAACAAACTCCTGCACGACATTCTAATGGATAAGGGGGTAACGTACTTCGATGCCTGGAACGTGCCGAAGAAGGGTACGCACAAGACGAAGTTTACCAGTGCCCACGATGATCCGCAAGACCCCGACTACGATTTCATCGACCTGCACGCCTTGCTGCGCAACGTCTGCTTGGACATCCGGGACGAACGCCGTAGGAGTGATGAATTTAACGCGCAGTTTGAGAAAGAGTGGGCCGAATCGCACCCGGAGGAGGCTTCCTGATGTTCTCCAACAGCAACGATCTTCCTGCTCCGATTCCCGATGACGCCACGGCTGCTCCCTATGAGTTGGCCCGGTCGGCGGGGGTCCTGTCGTTTTGGGACAAGGAGCCGGACCTGTACTCTTTGGAGGAACCGTGCATGTGGCGTAAATTCCGTTCTCGATTACATCGGCTGCGTCTGCGGCTGGGGTTGTTCCGGGCCAAGAACTACGCTGAGCTTTTCCATTCCCAGACCAAACCTGATATTTTCTATTGGCGATGGCGAGACACGGATAAATGGTGTGATGATTCGGAAATCTGGAGTGATAAAGATAATAAGCCAACGCCGGAGGCTTCCACCCGCCATCGGGCCATTCGTCACATTCGCCGGTCTATCAAATTGGGAGTTAGGCCATGAAGCCCCAGCCGGGACCACGGATCGAGGACTGGGACGACGAGTGCGATATCCATGAGTCCGCGCGGCGGGCGAAAGAGCGGATCTGGCGGTGGGACGATTCCCGCCTCGATATGGATGCGATAGAAGAGGACGAAGGGGTGTGGCCATGAGCCAAGAAGGTGTTGAGCACCTCTGTGGTGCTTTGGATGACAAGATCAACTACTTCCGGCAGGAATACGATCTGACCTACGCGGAGGTGATCGGGGTTTTGGAGATCATTAAGGCGATCTTGTTACAAGAAGCTATTGAGGAAGAAGATAGCAACGGAAAGGAGACTGGCTGATGGAATCACCCTCGCGTGTCTGGCAGGTGACTATCTCGGATCGCAGTAAATTCGGAACGCCGCAGGCAAAATATCAGTCTTTGCTTGGTCTGGCCCAGACGGCGGCCGATGCGGCCAATCGGGCCTGGAAAATCGTTTCTGACGGTGCCCCGGCACGAGCCATACAGAATCTGTACGTATCAACGGTGCAGGATATGGGCAAGGCGGAGTTTTGAGAATGAAGCCAAGAAAACACAAAAGCCGTTTTTGGAAATCGCATACCCGAGAATGGGAAACGAAAGGGGCCGAGACTTTTCTGGACGCCGGTTGGGTTGAGACGGAAGGGACGGGCCTGAAAGACTGCCGGGGCACCGAGATCTATGAGGGAGACATTGTGCGGTCTACGCGACAGCACGGGGAGAAGACCCTGAACGGCAAGTTGCCTTCGCGCATCAAGGCCATCCGTAAGATGTTCGGGCAGTCGAGAATTCTCTGGGATGATGGTGGGTTCATCATCAAGAAACGAGGCAAACGTGGGTCCCAGAATCGCATGTGCAGTGTCGTCGTGCGATTCCTGAAACTGGAAGTTGTCGGGAACGTATTCGAGAATCCTGAGTTGCTGCGCCGGGATGTCCCGAAGAAAGGGGATTAGACATGACCACCATCTACACAGAGAGTGGAAGTTGGTACGGTCATTATGACAGCGCGAATCATTGGGTGGAATGGTGGCGGGACTGTACGACGGCCGAGGATATTGAAGATGTCTCGATCTACTTGTCCACGGCGAATGAGCAGGCGGTCCCCTGGGAGGTTGTCCGCTCGGAGTTGGGATTGTCCTGTAAATGCGATGAGACTCCGCCGGCAACGATCGGCTGGGGGCCGTGGCGCAAGGACTGGTACAAGATATGTGGCGTTCATGGCAGACCCACCAAGGGATGTAGTGCGTGCCGAACCGGACACTACATCAATCGGTGGCGACACTTTCTGAGTCACTGCGTTTTCTGGCTCGCGCCCGGACTCTGGCGCCAGTGGGTCAATCGGGCATAGAAGTGCGACAATACTGAATGGGAAAGGACTGTTCTGTGACAGAAAAGGAAATGTATTCCCTGAAACGAGGCGACTGCGTCCGCCATGATGGGTTTTCTGATGTCTACGTTGTCACAGCCAACTACGGAACGCGAGTCACGGCCGTAGCTTCAGTGGATATCACGAATCCCCACGAATGGAAGTTGGCAGGCAAACGAGAAAGGAAGTGATATGAAGATTCGAGTATGGATAACGGCGGGGTCGCTGTTGGCACTGGGCGGGGTCCTGATTTTCTGGATGGGGCCTGGTCGGGATGCGAGTACGGGACCGACGTTTCTGGTCGGTATAGTCCGCCCCCGGATTTCTTTGCCGGCACCGACAAGATGATCGGTTTTCGGTCCGATGGTGTAGTGGTCTGGCGCAAGACGACGCCGGACGAACAACAAAGGTATTGAGGAAGGAAAGGCTTTCGCCATGAGAACTCTGTTATTGACATGTGTGCTGGCCCTCCTGTGCGGGAGCGGCAGTGCACCGAAACGATATTCCGAAAGGGCATTGTAATGAGAATTCGACTGTTGATGGTTGTTGTTGTGCTCACCATCCTATGTGGGATCGGTCTGAGCGGTGATGTAAACTGGAAATTCGATATTACCGACGCGGGGATTCGTTTTTTGGCCGCAGAGGGTCGCGTGTGTAGAGCCCTGGGCCTCAGTTGTCCCGGCTCCGTGCGGGAACGAAGCGGTCCGCCCGAGATCGTGATCCTGCTGGACCGCAGCGGCTCAATGGAGGATATGGAGTCCAAGATGGAGGAGGCGGTCGGCTCCTTTCTGACGAAACAGCGAGAGGCGGTCCCTATGGCCGTGGCGACGCTGGTACAGTTTGACGACCGCTACGAGCAAGTCTACGCCCGCAAGTCTCTGGTCGATCTGCCGCGGGTGGACATTCAGCCGCGCGGGCGCACGGCCCTTCTGGACGCTCTTGGCCGGACCATCAACGAAGTGGCGAAGGAGACGAACGCCGCCAAGGTGATCTTTGTGGTCATCACAGACGGCCTGGAGAACGACAGCAAGGAATACAAGCGGCCGAAGGTCTTCGAGTTGATCCGGCACATGCGAGAACTGCATGGCTGGGAGTTTGTCTACCTGGGGGCGAATCAGGACGCCATCGCGGTCGCGGGCGACCTGGGGATTGTTCATTCGTGGAATTACGACCTGACCAGTGTCAGTACCGTGGTCGATACGGCCGCGAACTTCACGACTCTGGCTATAACTGATCCGAATTGGAAGTGAAAGGAATCTCGATGAGAACTCTATTCTGTTTGTGTGTGCTGGCCCTGCCGCTGGTAGTGTGTGGGAACGAAACCGACATTGACGGCGTATCGACCTCTTTTGAGACCGTCCCAACTGACATCCAATTCATTTTGGAGCAAGAAGACGATCCTCTCCATCGTCTTATTTACTACATAAAGCAAGAGGTGGATGCCATTGCGAAGGACAAACCCATCGAGATCGCACTGGACGACAAGCCTCTTGTCTCCGTAACCCCATTGACGGGCATCATTGACGTAAATGCCCCTGATTGTCTCACCGACGCGTCGATACGGCGTATCTGTGATTCCGGCCGGGTCTGCAAACTCATCGGCCATAGATGGATCACAGATGACCACCTTGGCGCATCGGAAGATGATGTTGCCTTGGACCAAGGGGACGTCACGTACGGCTACTCCGGCTGGCAGGACCGCGAGTGCGCAGTCTGCGGTTACAAGCAGTCACGCCACTGGACAGAGTGGAGGTCTGATGCCCAAGTCGCCCAGGATAACACCCAGGAGGAACTGCGCCGAGTGGAGGGCCAGCTACGGGAGTACACCGAGCAGGTCAAGCAGTTGACACGGAAGCTGGAGACCCTGAAGGGACAGATGGAGCGGAAACCGTGAGCAAGCGAAGACGACAGCTCCCCTGTTTACTCAGGGCTTTGGTGGTTGTGGCCACTCTCTACAGTGCCTGCCTGGTGGTTCCGGCCTTCCTGGGCGGCAGTGTGTTGGACAAATCAAAGGATTCGTTCCGGGGCAGCATGACATTGGTGGGCGCGGGGACAATGAAGTGGCGCGCATGGCAAACCGTTCACTGGACGATCTCTGCAATGGATCGAGTCCCCTTGAGCATGTGTGAGATTGGTCCTAGTCGTGGCGTACTCGCCCACGAGAATTATGCCATGACATACTACGCGGTCGATCTTGACCCAGCCTGCCTTGCTAACGTAGTGAAACAGCGTCAGGGGACTCGATCTGCAACTTGCTATCTCTGCCGTGTTCCACCCTTACCTCCAGAAATGCCGAATGTTGATGTAGTCGTGGCCGAGAATGTTCTGGAACACATGGCAGACTACGGAGAGGCCAAGGCGTTTCTGGCTGGTTGTTTCGATAAGTTGCTGCCGGGCGGCTGCATTGTTCTGCGGTTCCCGGAGATTCGGGAGTCGGGCTGGCGGTTCTGGGAAGAGGCCCCGGACCATGCCTACGTGACGACCGGCCGGCGGGTGATGAACTTGCTGGGCGAAGTGGGTTTCCGCGTCCAGAGGCAGGGCTTGGCCCTGGATTGCTTCGATGGCTGGAAGGGTTGGATCATCGCGACGGGTCTGCGATGTTTCCCGTGGCAGACCATGCACGACCTGTGCTACGCTCCCTATCTATCAAGTCCGTGGTCGCGGTTGGCGGCCAAGACAAGGCACTGCTACGTCGTGGCGGTGAAGAGTGAAGGGGAGCCGCCCAGATGAGCCGCGAAATCCCTCAACTCCCCATCCCTCATATAGGAGGCCATACACAATGAGATCCGTTCGCTGTCGTCTTGGCATTCACCGATGGGAGCGCCGCGAGTCGTGCAACGGCAAGGACCATGAATCGTGGGTTCAATGCTCGCGCTGCCCCAAGCATCGACTTGGAACCTTCACGTCACGTTCCTGCACCACAGAATGTCCGCAGCATCGCAGTGAAGAGTTCTGGAGAAGAGCCATAGGGGACTTTGTCTCGTTTTTGTTTCCAGTCCCATGCGATCTACAAAAAGACCACAGCGGGGACAGCATTGAATTTAATCCAACACAACCCGCGCCGAAGGGGGATGACTGATGTCTGAGCAGTATTGGTACATCGAGTGGTGGGAACAAGAGTACGGGAAAGGCAAAGGATTCAGAACGCGGTCCAAGGATATCGTTGAAGGTTCCTTTGCTGATTGGTACTTGAAGGCGATCCATAAGTACGACAAGACGCACAAACATGGGATTACTCTCGTTGTGCCTCTAAAAAAGGAGGACTTTGAGAAACTGACGGTCGCCGAAGTGGAGGGATGTGAGTAATGACTGAGCATCCCCAACTCCCCATCCCCCGCATCGGTTTCGGCTACACCGTGGATGTGGTGGCGGAATCGTACTGGCAGATCGGCGAATTAGCGACAGCCGAGAAACTGGCACTGTCACCCAGCCAGGTAGAGCGGGCGGTGAAGATGTGGGAAGAATGGAAGGTGACGAATCGGATGCACACGGAAACCCCGGTGGAGGTTACGGCCATGCCCTTGATGATTACGTGCGACAAATGCTGTTTCTGGACACTGGTCACAGAGGGGCGATATGCCAACATTGGTTTCGGGGATTGTGTCTGCGAGTCGTGGTGGACCGGTTATGGTCTTGCCCACTCAAGTCTTTCGCCCGCCGACGTGGTGGTTGAGGATGATGAGGGCTGGGGCTTCTACGCTGGCCCGAAATTCGGTTGTATTCACGGGAGACCAAGGGAGATGGAGATGGCCCGTGACCCTCACTGACGCCCAGGAGAAAGCCTACGAGTGGTTCGCCCTTCGCGAGCAGGCCCTCGTCAGTGGCGAACTCGGCAACGACTTCCTCAAGGACGCCGAGGACATCGAGCGGGAACTGGCGGAGGCGGGGTATGACGATCCACAAGCATTACTGGAAGGTGAAGTATGACCGGGAATTTTCAAATCTTAGTCAGACCTAAGATTTGGTCTTGATTCTTTCCCGTGGGATGATACAGAGTAAAGGTAATAGGTCACATTCTCGGAATCCATAAGGATCGAAGATGGCCAAGGCGAAAAAGCCCAAGCATCCGAAGGTGTCGAAGAAGATCAGGAAACTCAAGGAGAAGGGGAGATGTCTGTGAACCGGCGTACCCTGCTCCAATCCGTTCTCGCGATCCCGGCCTTGCTGGCGGGAAAGGTATTTGGGTGTTGTGTGGAACCCAAATCTTTGGGGTCTGAGAATTCCTGGTCCGCAATCATGGTAAGGCATAAAAGCGAATGGGATATCATGCGCCAACGGGAGGCTCGTTACCGAGATATATTGAGGGCCGTAGCTTTCCAGAGAGAGTCTCCTGATCCGATTCCGGCCCCGCCCTTGCCGGCAGTTTTCGTTCGCAAGATCGACTTTTACCGCAAGGAGCTCGCCGAGATTGCGAGTCTGCGAGCGGGGAGTCCTCCGGTTCCAGAAAACATGCGTTTGACGGACGAAGAGCGTGCCGAGTTGGCTATTGGATGGCCTGATGATTGGGAGGAAGACGAATGAACCGTCATAACCTTCTGAAATCTCCCACTGTTGGCCTGCCGGTTCCGCTGGGATTGGCGACTGTGAAGAACGAAGCAAGGCCAAAGGATGATCTGGTGTTCGCCAACGGTACGGAGCGGGTGCGAGATTGGGACGTGGGGTTGAGACTTATCCGAAATATGGCGGTCGAGATCGAGAAGGCTGGCGGTATGGAAATGGCTGGTTGTAAGTAAGTGAGGGAAGTAACCGAGTAGCAACGACAATCGAATAGCGGGTTCTCCTGACGGCCGGCCAGCCTGAGGGGGACGCAAGGCGAATATGAACGGCAGTCAGGTGCCTGACAACTTGACTGCCGTTTTTGTTTGCGCCCGCCCAATTCGCCCAATGGTAAACGATGCCGCAGATCGAAACTGACATTACGCCGGAACGCGAACACGAGATTATGACTCGTGTTACGCACTTCCAAGAGTCCGCAATCACCCACAACGCGGATCTCATGGCGAGAATGGAGAAAGCACAGAGGTATACAGCGGGCGATCAATGGGACCCGACTATCAAGGAAGCGAATACCAAGCGTGCCAAGTTCTCCCTGACCATTCCCCTGATCCGCCCCCAGGTCAAGCAACTCGTGGGCTACTATATCCAGAATCCCAAGGACCCTTCTATCCGTGCCTACCGCGGGGGCCTGCGGGTCCTGGCTGACCTGATTACCGCCCTGGTAATGCACGCCACCAAGGACGAGTCCGTGCAATTCGAGATCGCCCAGACTGTGGATGAGTGCGGGACTACGGGCCGGTCCTACATGGCCATGCTGCTGGACTACGAGCGGGACCCCATGTTTGGCGACCTGGAGATCAAGAAACTCGACTGCTTCGATGTCTGGCCCGACCCGGCGTGCAAGGAGTACGACCCGAACAATCGTCACACAGGTGCCAAGTTTATGATCTGGCGGCCGTGGGTGGACAAGGACTGGATCAAGGCGAAATGGCCGGATAAGGCGCAGCGGCTCGGTATCGTGCAGGACGCCGTGGGCGGCGGCGGTGCCTGGAGTTGGTTCGGCCAGCATGTCAACTGGCTCGTGACGACGATCAGTGGCAGGCGCATGACCTCTGTGGGCTCGGCCTACGGCGGCAATTCAGAAGAGATGGTATTCTCTCGTTTCAAAGACCGGCTGGACCATACCTGGTGGATCGAGTACAAGCCCATCTACTACTGGTACGATCTGCGGGATGAGCGGCCGGAAGCGTGGATTATCGTCACCGATGAGGAAAAGCAGCAGGCGGAACAGGCGGCGGAACAGTTCCCGGACACCTTCAAGATCGAGGAGTCCATTGCCCCGGTGATGAACCACACCGTTAGCCTCGGCAGCATCTTTCTGGAGAATAGCTTCGACGAGTTGAACCTGCTCGCGAGCGGCCAGACCTTGTACCCGATTGTGCCCTTTAACTGCTTCTTCAATAATGGCTACATCTCCGGGGTCGCGGAGGACCTGATTGGTTCGCAGGACTGGGTGAACCTGACCCGGTCCACGGTGGCCAATATCCTCAAGAAGCAGCCGAACCACGGGTACATGATCGGCGATGACAAAGAAGGCACCTTTAAGGATTGGCTCGCGGAGAACGGTGGCCTCGATGGCGTGGTAATCGACAAGTCGCGTGGCGGTGGTTTTGTTGAAGCGATCAAGCCCCCTCCCCTGCCGGCGGCGCACGCCCAGATGACGGAACTTGCGAAGGCGGAAATGCGGGAGATCAGCAATCTGCGGACAGAACAGCCGGAAGGGGCGGCCAAGGAGGGTTGGCAGACGGTCTCCTTGAAGCAGCAGGCGAGTTTGACGGGCGTTTCCCCGGTCCTGAGCAATATCGACTACAGTCTCCACCTGCTCTACAACCTGATCGCCACGTCCGTGCGCTCCCTGCGGGTCTACAGCAACGCGGAAATCCGCCGGATCGTGGACGAGAAGGACCTGATCGACCCCCAGCTCCTTCAGGAAGCGAAACTGGTGGCGGCGCAGGCGTTGGGCGTTCCCTATCCGATCCCGCCGATCCAGATGAGCCAGGTGGTGATGATGCAGATGGACCCCGGCGATTCTGAGATGATCCAGAAGAAACTGCACCAATTGGACATGCAGCGGGAGGCCCTGGAGGCTAAGTTGGAAGAGATTGCCAAGCCTTTGGCGATCGACGCCCTGATCGACGCCCTGCACAATTCCCGCACGGGCCGGTACGAATGTACGGCAGCCACGGCAACGTCGTCCCCGACCTTCCGCATGGCGCAGTTCGGACAATTGATGGAACTTCAGGAGTACTTCGCCAAGACGGGCCAGATGCCGATCCCGCAGAAGTACATCATCGACGCGAGCGACCTGCCGAACAAGGACGAGATCCTGGAGGACATGGAAATGGCGCAGCAGGCACAACAGAACATGGCTTTGGCGGGGGCGGGGGCGGGAGCGAAATGAGTCAAGCATTGTGTAGCAAATGCGGCAAGAAACTGACGGGCAATACCGAGCGGGTCGTACCTGTCCCCGGTCACGATCCCGTGCTGGCCTGCCCGGAGTGCGAGCCGGAAGTCAAGGAAGGTGCCCACCGCATGGCCGAGGCGATGGCTTCTCGGCCCCGGGAACTGCGTGTGGCCCGGTGCGACACGATGTATCGGGCGATCATGGAGACGTGTTCACCGATCGCGGCCTGCATCTACCTGTCCTCGTGCCAGAAGGACGGCATGATAGCAACGGCAGACGGCCTCGCCATGTACGAGATGGGGTTCGTGGACGCCGCGTGGTGCATCGCGCAGGGCGAACTGCGGATGGCAACAATGGAAAGAACGCCGGAACCGGCGATTCAGGAGGCAAATGGTGGCTGACCTAAAGACTACCGATGACTATAATCGCGAACTCCTTGAACTGCAAGCCCGGAATTTGCGAGTTGCTGTTGAGGGTGTTGAGGTAATGTGCAAGGCGTGGATCGAACCTCTTCCTCTCGCCGAGCCAGATGTTACCGCCGTGGCACTCAGGCAGATACAACTACTGCTCGCCGGTGTCGCCGCAACGCATGTCTGGATCATCTTTGACGCCAACGGGCAAGTCTCGGAGGTCTGTACTTCACAGACGCACGCAGCGAACCAAACTGACTGGCTCAACAACAAGAAAGGTCCGGGGCATCACAAGGAAATCCACAAACTCTGTAGGGAGACCGAATAGGAGATTCAATATGGTCCCGTGGGACAGCAATTCATTTGAAACGGCGCAGATATTCGCTGGCCTTTTGACATATCTCTGGGTCATCGTCAAAAAGTCCAAGTCCATTGTTACACTTCATGCAGAGCAGTGCCCTCACTTTTCCAGTCCTGTGGTCATGGTCAATATGAAGCAATCTGTAAGTGCCAAACCTCGTTGTTCCTGGAATCTCGCCACATATCGCACATCGGTTGCCTTGCTGTTTGACCATTTGGGTGAACTGTTCTTCCGTAAGATTGTGCCTTCCTATGACGGTTCTATGACTTTTCAACCTGACTCTGTCGGGATGATTCAATCTGTACTTCAGACCCCACTGTTGCACAAGTGGGACACGACAGGAACGGCACCATACATGGAAACCATCTGGTCTGCACCTGTCTCGTACAAATTCCGAGATCGGTTGTACTCTTTTACATCTGGAACACCGTTTCTCAACAGGTTCAGGTTGCCCTTCTCGGCGTTGAATCCAGCGTTCTATGTATTCTCGTTCTCGTTTCTTACGACAGGACTTGCAATATGAACGCAACCCATCTTTTTGTTGATTGTTCTTCTCGAAACATGTTTCAGGCAGGGTTTGATGGCATGTGATACAAGTTTTCATGCCGTGGAATGTATAGTGATACCACGGCATAGTCAAGGAGAAAATGTATGTCGCCTTGGGATTCTCAGTCATTCAGAAAACACAATAAGAAGGCAGGCAAGAAGCAGTTGAAAGTTGGTGCTGCGGAGGCGAACCGAGTCTTGAGAAAGACCGGCAATGAGGGTCTCGCGGTTCGTAAGGGCAACGCGGCCATCAAGGCCATGCGGAACAACGCGAAGAAGGCAAGGAAGAAGAAGTGAATATCGGCACAAACGACAAACTGGATACGTTTCCCGATCCAAGAGCCTCACGAAAAGCGGCGCGGAGTCTTGGCGGGTTTGACGATGCGACTCTGGAACGGAAGATCAATGAGGGTTTCCGGCCTAAGCACTGGTTGCATGCGGATGACCTGCTTCCTCCGACGATGCTGATACCTAAATCCGTCACAGGCCCCCAGAATCGAGATTGGGACTACTTATTGGAGGTGTGGACGGCCAAACCCGAAAGCGAAGAGCGCGACAAGATGATCGCGTTGTGCCGTAAGAAGATTGCGTTGAAGAATAAGCAGCCCGTCGCTGCGCAACCATAGCGATAGAAATCGCAAAAGCATAGGAGCATCGACAATGGCGTACACCAAGAAAGACACCGGCGCCAAGCCGGAACGACCCATCGACCCGAACGATCCCGCCGTAATCGAGGAGCAACGCATGGCGCGGGACAATACTCAGGCTCAGGCCAGGTCGGAGGAAGAGCAGGCGAAAATCACTCGCATTGCCGAAGAGGACCGCCAGAAAATCGCCACCGCAGCGCAGGCCAGAGAGGCGGAGGAAACGGCCATTCGGGAGCGCGAGAATGCCGCCACTCGGGCGAGACTCAATCAACCTATCTCCGAAGAGGAGCAGACCGAACTGGATGGCCTGGAGATTGAGGCCCGGAGCGGCCGGCAGGTGGACCGTCCCCAGATGTTGCGCTTGGGTGAGTTGCGGACCCGCGCCGAGAATGTAAAGAAACCGAAGAAGTAACAAGGAGAATGCAGTATGAAGAAGATCGAGATCCCGCTGATCGCGGGCATTGTGACGGTTCTGATTATCGCCTTCGTAACTTCGATGGGGGCCTCCCCGGCCCAGCCGGCTACAGCGGATAAAGCCGCTGTGGCTGTGGCTCCAGCCACCCCCACTGCCGCGCCTGTGAAGAAGGTGGACTCTACCCCGGCAGCGAAACCGCCGTCGGTCCGACCCGTTCCGGCTCCGGTCGCCCCGGAAGCCGCACCCGCGACTCCACCGATCGAGGCGTACCTGCTGGAACCCACCGAAGCGTGGAAAAAGGCTTACCCGACCGTGCCGGCCAGTACGAGCAGACTCTACTACAACATCGCCAAGTTGCTTGAAGGTATCAATCTACAGGGCCGGAGTCTTGGAGAGACGATGAATCGGGTCCGCGTCCTAGAGGCGGTTGTGGCCAAACCGGCCGAGACGATCAATGCCCAGCCGGGGACGATCGACGGCAATGTGCAGACTTCACCAGCCCCAGTGATTACGGAGAGAAAATGAGTCTCGACGTGAACAAGTTGTCTGTGGCTGGATATGTGCCGGACCCGGAGTTTCAGGCATCTGATAATCAGATGCGGCAATGGGTTCGGGTGGTCGGGAACGCACGTTTTGTCATTGTTGAGATTGCGCGACCAGACAAGCAGCCAGAGCATATTTGGCACGGAATTGAGTACAGACTACGTGCCGAGGGTGTGTTTCATGGCAAGTGGACTGACCTCAGTCGAGAGATGTGGAATCTGGTAGCCGAAGACATCAATGACCGTCTTGATTTGTACGAGCGGCTGATGTGTGTTGACTATTGGAACCTGAAAGCAGCGTAGTTCCTTTGACAACTGAATAGGCGTGTTTCCGTTGCGGAGGCATCCAAAGCGGGACGCATAGGCAAATATGAAGCGGCAGTCAGGTGCCTGACCATCTGACTGCCGCTTTTGTTTTGCGCACGCCATTTTTCCGTTTCGCCCGGCGGTTTTCGGGCGAGTCCTCCGGCCTTCGGGACCAACGAGAAGGTCTCCGCCTTACGGGGTCGCGGTGAGTGCCCCGTGTTCCGCCCATCGGCGGTTTCCGATGTCATCCGGCTTCCTTGCCCGGTGATGTCAAGGAGAACGTGTTTTATGGCAACTGATCTAATGAAACAACTACTTGGAAGTGCGAATGTCACGGAGTCCCCCTATGGGACTCCCGCAGACGGTCCTGCTGCCGACGGTGCCAATGGTGCGCCGCCAGCGGGTGTGGATACGACGCCGGTCGAGCCGGTCGAGACTCCCGTGGTGGAGTCACCTTATGGCCCGATCCCGCCCATTGAAGAGAAGCCCGAAGCGGAGCCGACGCCGGAAAAGCCAGTTGAGACGCCCAAGCCTGAAGACTCGCGCGACGCCGCGTTTCGCGCTCTCGCCAAAGAGAAGAACGAGACGCGCCGGCAACTGCGACAGCTTCAAGCGGAAATGGCGACCTTGAAGGCGGCACAGAACAAGCCGCCCGTCGAGGAACCGGTCCCGGTGCCCGTGCAGCCTATCGTGTTCAGCGAGCCGGACCCCGTTGAGGCATACATTGCTCAGAACGGTGGCGATCCCAACCAGGCTCTGCCCTGGCCTGAACAGCAGAAGCATGATGCGTGGTTCGCCCGCAAGATCGGGGCGGAGCAGGCGGAACGCGAACGGCAGGCGGCAGTCAAACACTCGGAGCAGGATGCACAGCGCAGGAAGCAGGAAGACTCCACGGCACAAGCTGCACGGGATGCGACCTACAGCCAGGCGTTCGAGGAACAGGCAAGTGGTCCCCTCTCGGCGGAGAAGATCGGTGACGGTCTCGGCTTGGACGATGTTTCCGAATTGGCCAATGCCTATCTGACCACTGAGGACAAGCAACTGGTCCGCGCCGCCGGCGAGAAGCATGGTCCGACGCAGATGTGGAAGACCTACTACGCAGTGTGCGTCAAGCGGTTGGAGGGCAGTGGTACGCCCGAAGAGGCGACTCTCCGCGAGCGCGCCAAAGTCGCCCTGGCCCAGCGCAAGCCCCCGTCGCCAGCAGGCCCGTCTACGACAACGACACCCGCACCTTCCAAGACAAAAGTGGCACCGACACGTGCGCAGATATTGCAGCCGAACAAGCGGGGAGTGGCCATCCTCAGACGGATGGGCTTCCCGACCCCGGCTTAGAAGTGCAGGTCTGACCGTAGGTGCCCGAAAGGGTGTACTACATGGGAGCAACAAGTTTTCCGACCACCGAACCCCTGGTCCTTGACCAGAGAGCGGACTATTGGTTCCCCTACACGATGCAGCTTTATCGACTGGCTGCCCTGTTGGGTGATACCCCGAATCACATCGGTCACGTCAATGTGGACTTGACCAAAAAGGCCGGTGAGACCATCTACTTCGCCGGCGGAAATCCCCTCAGTGAAGGTGGCAAAGGCGACGACGGCGATACCGGGACCGGGGAGGCGATGGGCCAGCGCAACACGAACATTACGGTCCATGAGAACTCTCACTCCACCTCCAGTGCCGGTCCCATGTCGCAACAGCGCATGCAGGACTTCCGTACCATCGACCAGTTCCGGCAGCAAGGCGACCGGCACCTGGCTGAATGGCGCGCCGAGCGCATCGAGAACGACTCGATCTGCGCCCTGGCCGGCCTCTACAATGAGAACTCCGGCGGCGCGGACATTCAGACGATCACTGAGATCTATCCGACCTCGACCCGCATCTATTTCGGCGGCCAGAGTATCGGGGCCAGTGCCGCATTGGGCACGAGGTACACCACGGACGCCGGCCTGACTGCCGGCACGCAAGCGAGCAACTACTTCGGCCGCCTGGTCGTTGAGGAAGTGCTCTCCCTGATGAAGACGGCGACCCCGCGCATGCGGCCGGGCATTTTTGCGCAACCCGATCCCGCGGCGGAAGGCAGTGTGGCGTTTAAGACTCCCGGCGAGATCATCGGCAATTTCTTCGTCGGCCTCATCAGTCCGCATCACTGGAAGAAGCTGCGGGGCGACTCGCAGTACGCCGACATGCTGGCGGCAGCCGAGAACCGGGGGCGCTTGCATCCCCTGCTCACGGGCGGCAATTGCATGTGGGAAGGCTGCGTACTGACCGAGTACGACCGCTGCCCGACGAGAACGGGTGCCAACGGCACGACCCTGGCCGAGGGGTTTGCCCTGAATGCGGGGCGAACGGCGACCAGCGATGCCTGCGCCAATACGCGCAGTGTGGCCCGGTCCCTCATCCTGGGCGCTCAGGCATTCCTCTTCGCCTGGGCCATGAAACCGAGTTTCGCCGAGGAGATGATCGACGCCAACAAGCCCAAGATCAAGCAGTCGGCGATCTACGGCGTCTCGGTGGCCCGGTTCAACTATGCGGGGACCTCAACCCCGATGGCGGAGGAAGGCCGCTACGCGATAGACAGCGAGTACTAATTCGCTGTTCACCAAACAATACGAGAGGGGCTGGCCCTCTGGGGTCGGCCCCCCTCTGAAACACAAGAACCTCATCCGAAAGGATCATAACCATGAGTAAGCGAGTATTTTTCGCAGCCCTTACCCTGACGTGCCTGGCCGGTTCGCTGGTCCAGGGTCAGGTGCAGAGGGGTTTTCTGAAACACGATGTCCAAGTTATGGACGAACTGGGCAGGAAGGTGACGGGCGTCACGTCCTTCAACATCTACCTGTCCGACACCACCACGAATCCGGTCATTTACACGGATCGGGACCTGGCCAACGCCATTACCCTGCCCATGACCACCTCCAGCACGAACACGACGCTGGTGGACGGCCACTGCTACTGGTACGGACCGGACGGTTGGGACTACACCCTGACCGACGGCACGCGAACGATCACCAATGCCTCCGGCCCGGTCCTGACCTCCGGTGTGGGCGAATTGGTGATGCCCACCTGGTTGGTGGCGGCGACCTCTACCGCCTATACCGATGTCCAGACCATTACGATGGGCACCGATAGCGACTGGGTATTCAATGGGGGTACTACGGCCAAGTTGCTGACGTTGACCCCGGCCGCCGACGCCTCAACCATCTATATCGGCAACGGCACCGCTTCGTCCGATGTCCGTATCTACGGCAGTTCCGCCGCCATCTACGCCCAGTTTGACGAGTCGAGCGATGGCCTGTTTATGACCCACTACGACGTGAATATGAACGACGATTCCCGTCTGTACTTCGGCACGGATCAGGATTGGTATGCCCAGTCGGGTACGACCAAGATGCTGGACCTGATCCCGGCTACCAGCGATGAGAGTTCGGCGGTCCGGATCGGGGCCAATAGCGCCGGGGCGGACCTGTACCTCTATGGGGCCACGTCCGGCGACTATGCCCAATTCGATGCCAGCGGCAATGTGCTGCTGATGGAAGATATCAATATCGGCCTGGGCGATGGCACGAAACTCCTGTTCGGCGACACTATCGGCACGGGCGACTTCTCCATCAGCGATGAGTCGGACGTGCTGACCTTCGCCCAGATCGTTGCTGATGTGGGTACGATGGCGTGGGGTGCTGACAATGCCGGCATCGACCAGACGTGGTACGGCGAGAGCGCCAGCGCCTACATGAAATGGGACGCGACCAGCGCGGACCAACTCATCATTGTCGGCGTGGACAGTTCCGGTACCCTGCTCTCGATCACCAGTGCCGATACGACCGGCGATTCCGACACGGTTGCAATCACGCATAACAGCGGTGGCGACGGCATTCAGATTACGGATTCGGCCACGGATGGCACGGCCATCAATGCGATTTCGGCGGCAAGCCAAACGACCGCCGTAGTGAAGATCGACGGGGCCACGGGCAACTTCATCGGGGCCGACAACGTGGGAGCCCTGCATATTACCGGCGATACGGCGGGTGCCCATGTGGGCGCTACGCTGATGTACGTGGCGAACAGTGCCCAGCCTATTGACGCCGCCGAGGGTTTCATGGCCCGCTTTGTCGATACCGGCACGGCCCGGACCACGGCCGCAGCGGTGGAGATCGAAACGACCAACACCACTCCGGCCCTCAAACTGAACAATCAACTCCAGATCACCGGCGCTGACTCCACGGGCGTTCTGGCCGTCATCACGGGTATCAACACGACCGGTAACACTGACAGCGTCCAGATCGCTCATAGCGGCACTGGAGACGCTCTCCAGATTACGGCCAGCACGGCTACCGCCGTGGCCCTGAACTTGGTGGGTGCGACCAACCAAACGACACGATTGCAGACTATCGACGGTGACACCGCCGAATGGATTGGCAAAGACAATGAAGGTATGCTTCAAGTTATCAAGGGGGCTACTGCCCTGGCGCACACCGGGTCTACTCAGCTAATAGTCACGAATGGCGCGCAGCCTCTTTCTGGTGCGGAAGGTTTCATGGCCCGGTTCGTGGATACGGGGACGGCCCGAACGGACGCCTATGGCGTCGAGATCGAGACCACGAATACCACGCCAGCGCTGCACCTGAATAACCAGATGTTCATTGAAGGTGCCGATTCAACGGGCGTGCTGATGAAGGTCACCGGCATCGACACTACCGGCAACAGCGATACCATGCGGATTGCTCATAGTGGTACGGGTGACGGTCTTCAGATCACCTGTACCGAGGCAGATAGCGTGGCCCTGAAGCTTATTGCCGCAGCGGCTCAGACCACCAGTGCTATGAAGGTGGACGGGGCAACCGGGGCGGATTGGCGCGGGGCTGCCAACGTCGGCATGGTTCATCTAACCAGCGATGGTCCTTTGGCTGATGTGGCGGCCAGTCTTCTCTACATCAACAATACGGGCGTACCTACCAACGATTCGCGCGGCTCTTCGCTGCGGATCGTGGACACCGGCAACGCGGCGGCGGGTACGGCGGGTTATGCCGTGTACATCAGTGCCACCGATGCCACCGTGGAAGCCCTCTACATTGACGATGGCAAAGTCCTGATAGATGAGGCTTTGACGGTCGGCGGAACGATTACGTCCACTGCCGGGGTGCAAAGCGCTTCCGTGAGCGTGGCGGCCGATGCGGAGGCCACTCAAGTCACGATTCCCGCCGGCACACGTTGGGTCAATGCCACGAACGCGGGCGCGGCAACGCAGGTCATTTGCCTTCCGGTAGGTGTCGTGGGCAACATCATCGACATCTATTCGGCGGCGACCTGTGAGCTTCAGACAATTGCCGCCAGCAATGCCACGATCAATGGTGTGGATTGCGACGGCGGCAGTGAGTTGGTGCTCACGGCCACACAAACCTACCATCTCTGGTGTACTGCGGCGAACACTTGGGTCGCTACGGCTACTACGGCAGCGGGAGCGGCGGTTGCCACGTTGGTTCCTGATGCAGATTCGTAATAGGTAGTTTCTCGGGGCCGGGCCAACTCGGCCCCCTTCTTCTCCTGAAAGGAGTCCCACGGTGGCAACGAAAAAGAAATGGATTCAAAAGTCGGTGCCCAAAAGTCGGTGCTGGGTACGAAGATGAAACGATTCCTGGCCCTCTTGTTGCTTCTTGTTATGGCCTTGCCGGGCCAGGGGGAGACGTTTTATTTTGGCTGGCCTCTTAACGACAATGCCGCAAGCACGACCGTGACGGGCACCTATGTCAACGGCACCTCGGTAGGATATAACACCTCAGCACTTGCGGCAACGCTCGGATCGGAGCCGGCGTTCCGATTGAACTACGACGGGGCCACTGTGCAGTACCTTACCGCCTCGCTGTGGGCCGTTCCGATCCGGGAGTGTGAGCGGACCCGTCTATGGACGAAGTATGCCGGCAATCCCGTATTGGGCCTGTCTGCGGCCAGTGTGCATTACGGGCAACTGGCGGCTAATCCGGAGGGTGGCTGGTACTGGTTCGGGAGCAACGGCGCCACGGGAGGCATTGACCGATGGTCCAGTGCTGACCTGATTACGTGGACGGGGCAAACGACGGCACTGGCCAAAGCCACCGCCGGCGCGTGGGACGGCACCAGTCTCAATGTGCCCTCCACCTTCCAGGACCCCCTCAACGACAATCAATGGATCATGCTCTATCGTGGTTATAACGGTGCTGCCTATCACATCGGTATTGCCTACAGCGACGATGGGGCGACGTTCACGCGAAAGGATAACGGCGGGGTTGATGATGGGCTTTTCCCACAATTCGGGGATAACTATGACCCGACCGGGGTCATTCTGGTGGGCGACCGCTACTATGTCTACGTTAACGGCACTACGAACCGTCACGGGGTGACAAGCGTCTACTACTCCGACGACGACTGCGCGACGTTCACGTCCTACAGCGGCAATCCTATTTTTCAGAACAACATGTTTTGCCCGTGCGTCTGGCAGTACGGCGACTACTATTACATGCTGATCCCGCGCGATGTTACTGTGGCCGGACAGGCCCTGTACGATCACGCCATCGCCCTGTATCGGTGCAGTGATCCCTATTTTGCTCTGGGGACTCGCGAGTTTTTAGGTTATCCCATCGTCAACGATCAGACGTATGACTCCAAGTATCTCGACACGCCGTCTCTTCCTGCAACGGATGTTTACCGCACCAGTTTCCCGGAGGCGTTCGGCGACACGCTGTATGTGCTCTATGACGGTCAGGCGACATACGGCAAGCAGTGTCTTGCCACTACGTCTCTCAGTGGGTTGGCGTCCCTGCCCGCCTTGACGGAGCCGCTCGGGTCTTTGCTGGGGGTTGGAGGCCGTACCACCTACAGTTGGTGGATGCAGTTCGATTCGCTCGCGCAAAATGACGTGCTCTTCGGCATCAGTTACAGTGGGGGCAACGTCCCCTATCACATCATCGTCCTGCTGCGTACCCTGGTTGCGTCCCAGTATCTGGCGGTCCGGTTGGCGGATGGCTATCATCTGACCTCGGCAGCGCTGAGTACGGGTACGCCGTACCATTTCGTCATTGTGGACGATGCGGGCGCGTATACCATCTATCAGAACGGCAGTTCGGTTGCTACCTTCACTGCCGCCCGGCTCGGCTGGTGCACCCAGACTCTCTATCTGGGCCGGGGCAACCCGGATCGCGACCTGCACGCGTACCTCCAGGACTTTCGCATCTACCCCCGGGTCTTGTCCCAGAATGAAGTAACCGCCCTGTATACCATCGGACCCACCCACCAACGTCCTGCCGCGGGTACGGGCGGGGGCATCGGCCGCGGCATTTTTCGCTAAGGAGAACACATGAAACGGTTTTTAGTCATCACTCTGATTCTTGCCCTGACGGCCCCGGTATTCGGACTTGAGCTCGTCCGGCAAAAAAACGTCGCCACCATCATCACCTTTCCCATTCTGGATAGTGACGGGGACACCGTGACGGGAGCGGCCGGCCTGGACAGCGAAGAGGACAACTGGTCGGACAGTGCGGCCCCCGATGGATTTGCGGATTGCACAAATGAAGCAACCGAGATCGGCACGACGGGCATCTACTATCTGAGCCTGACAGCGGCCCAGATGAACGTGCAGTACAAATATATCCAGGTCAAGACCTCGACGGTTGGGGCTAAGACCCAGCATATTCTGATCCGTACAACAGCAGGCGCTCCAGCCAATGCGGCTACGAACTTCTCTACTACCATTGCGGCCGGCACACACACGACCACCTCCTTCGTCCTCACGGATGGACCCACAGCGAACAACTGGTTTGGGAACCGTTACTGGTATGCCCACGTGATTGACGCAACTAATTCCATGCCCGCCTACGGCATGATTACGTCCTATGTCGGGGCCACCAAAACCGTGAAGATTATTCCGGCCCTGCCCTTCACTCCAGAGGCTGACGATACAGTCTACCTCCTGCCGCTTGGGCCGTTCTATGCCCCCGGTTGGTAATCCACAATCAAGCAAAGGAGCAATACGATGACCGTACTGACTGATACGAAGCCGAATACGAAACAGAAGCCCTGGATTCTCATGCGCCGGGTGACTACCGACGATACCCCGCTCGATGCGACCACGAAAGTCTGGAGTACCGTGGCGGGCCTCTTCTTCCCCCTGCCCTTCGACTGGGAAAAGATGTTCCTGGCCTTCCTGTGCTACGGGGACGGCACGGGCGGCGGCAATCCCGAAAGTGGAACCTTCAGTTTTAATATCTTGAGCGTCCGCGAGAACGGGTCGGCCCAGATCGTGGCGCAAGGGACGGCCGAGGTGGGCGCGTTGCGGGCCAGCCACGATCCCGTGAGCGGCCAACTGTTTTCCGATGCCAGCGAGCACAAGTGGGTACAGCAGCCGGTGATTACCCTGGATGCGTGGCGCACGCCCGTCGTGGCGTCGGGCACCTCCGACGACCTGGGTAATCTCTGCTGGTCGCCCCAGCATGATTACGGCGTGTTCGTGGAGATCACCAGTATCGTCAGCATCACCTCCATTGACGTTTACGCCAGTGGGGATGAGGGTTCGTAGGGGGCAGTATGAGCATTACCAAGGCGGAAATCTTAACCTTTGTCAATTCCGTTCTGAATCGCACCGAAAGTGATGTGACCCAGGATATCCTACTCGTCCTCGATGAGTTGAGTGACGCGCACGTACTCAAGAGTTCCGACCTGACCCTGACCCTGACGTCCACCGACACCTACTTGGTCTATCCCGCCACGGCCTTGTCCGATGCGCAGGCCATCATCAGCATTGCCCTGACAGACGCGGCCGGTGACCGCAAGTGGCTCCTGGCTCACTACCCCGGCGGCTGGCGGGAATACCAGCGCGGCATGTCCTCGTTCACGCGCGCTACGCCCGAGTATTACGTCTGCATGGATCGCAAGGCATACCTTTATCCGCCGCCGGATGCGGACTACACGGTCGAATTGCACTTTTGGGCCAGACATGCCGCAGATGCGGACGCGATTACTTTCGGCGATGAGTGGAAACGAGCGATCTGGTTTGGCACGGCCTACGAGGTCGCGTGCAGAAGGAAGATGCCAGACGCAATAGCGATCTGGTCACAGAGGTATGCCATAGAGAAACAGAAACAACAGCATTTGCACGCCGATCACGTAAGCATTGTGGAGTGAGTAAGTGGTTGCCTCAAGACATAATTCTTCTGTGGATTTCGTGAACAGGCTCGGAAAGGGCGCGTTCAGGGGACCAACCGTATCTGTTTATCCTGGCCGCAACTACCAAGTACCGAATTCCGTATCTCTTGGCCCATTCCGCCATTGTCATAGTCTCGTCATTGATCGTAATGCGACGGCTGCTGCGCCTATTGTTAGCCTGCTCGGTACGAGTGGCCCACTTACAGTTGAAGGGGCAGTATGGACCGGAATTGTCGATTCGTTCAAGCGTGTAACCAACGGGTGGGTCATCCATATCCGTAAGGAAGACAGAAAAGGACTTACTCCAGGCAGGGCAGACAATGATGCCTCTACCACCATAGCGAGGGTAATTCGGATCATGCTGGTCTTCGCATCTCCTTCTCATCTTCGCCCATACATTATAGAGTGGATGTCGCCCGCTTCTATGGGCATATCCATGCTTCAGGCTTCGGGTTGCAGTAATCTCACGGATAAGGCAACCGCAACTTTGGGTGTGGCCGTTGCGGAGATGCCCCTGTGTAACCACAACCAACTGGTCACAATCACACTGACATCTCCATCGGCGGCCATAGGGGCGACGCCGTTCTGTTTCTTCAATGACGACCAGCCTACCAAAACGCTGCCCGACAAGATCAAGCCTCTTGCGTTTCTGGGCTGGGGTCGCAATACTGGTATTAGACATGGTGTTTCTTCCTTTTCAAGAACACTGTGTTTAGGGCGGCCGTTCCGGTCACGAGCCGGGCGGCCGTTCGCTTGTCAATCTACCATACCTCTCCACCACAATGCAAGCGGAATTTTCCACTTTTCTCATAAGGAGGCTGCATAGATGCGTAAAAACATGCAAATAGTCTTGCTCGTCCTGATCTGTTGGCTGCCCTGGATTTTTGCTTTTGTGTATTCTTTCGACACTGCCACTCCGCTCGGCTCTGACAAGGTTTCCACGCTCGATGATAAAATCCGCGAGGTCAAGGCGGCGGTCCAGGAACGCGAGAATGTAGACCATTACTGGCCTCTCACAGGAACGCAAGTCAGCGATGCCAGTGTCGGGAAACACCGCAAAACTCAGTTCTACGGTGTTCTGGCTGTCAAACCCACGCTCCTGACAGGTGAGTGTGCCATCTACTCCAAGACCGTTTCCGGTATCAGCGAACTTTTCTTCGAGGATTCCGGGGGCACAGAGAAACAACTGAGCACCAACGGTAAACTGAACGTGGCTGCCACGGAAGCGGTTCTCCTGACCGGAAATCAGACTGTCGCCGGGGTCAAGACCTTCTCCAGTGCCCCGAAATCGTCCGCGAATGCCACGGCGACCGGGGAACTGGTCCGATTCGACCAGGCGGACGACTCAACCTTGCAAATTCTCGCCGGTGTACTCCAGTTGAAAGACAGTGGGACGACGTTCGCCAAGCTCGCCACGGGCGGCGTTCGCATGGCGACCGGCACGTATACGGGGACGGGCGTCGCCAGTCGGGCCATTACCGGAGTTGGGTTCCAGCCAAGCATTGTCTTCCTCTTCGATCTGACGCACGGCAGTGCCTTTGGCTGGGGATGCAAGACCGCCAACATGGCCACATTCACCCACTACGCGGCCGCTGGTTGGGCCTCCCAAATCATCGTATCTCTGGACGCAGACGGATTCACTTTGGGCACGAATCATGCGTTTGTGAACAATGCGGACGGTCGTACTTACAACTGGATCGCCATCGGGATCAAATAGGGACCCTTCATGCCGCAGTTTGCCATTATCGGAGATCACTTCGGGGTCCGGGAAGATGTGCCCCGGATCAAGTTGTCCACGGCCTTTCTGGCGGCCGAATCGGACAATGTGACCTACCACAACGGCGTACTGCAACGATTGCCGGGCCGCGGCGCGGAGTTCACGGACGCCGACGGCGATTCTGTGGTAATCCCGGACGGCAATCCGATCATCCACTGGCACTACCATGCCGACCCGGCCGGACTCCAGTACTGCTTCGCCTACACGAAGGCCCATGTCTACCTGTGGGACAATGTTGCCAAAGCATGGGACTTGATGTTCATCTGTTCCGCGGACTGCACCCATTGGTCCAGTGCCAGTTTTAAGGACAAGATCATTTCCGTGAACGGGGTGGATTATGTCCAGGTCTGGGACGAGGATACCCCGGCCACCCTATTTGCTTCGCTTGGCTCATCGGCGGGGATCGACATCGGCAGTGCGGTTATGCTGACCACGGCGGCCTACGTTAT